TCCAAAACAACATACGCAATGTGGTGTGACAAGCACGGATTTAAATACGCTGATTGTTACATTCCCAAAGAGTGGATTAATGAATTAAATTAGGGTATACCTCTCGTAGGTAGTGAGTTCATATGCACTGCCTTTTGTAGTGACCCCTACGAATACTTAACTGTACCGTAGGGGTCTTTTCTTTTCAGACCAAATATTTTGGGTCAAAAAAATTTACAGGAAATATCAAAATGGAAAAAAGTGATTTTATGTATCACGCTCCATGTTCTGAATGTCAGAGTAGAGATAACGTGGCTGTTTATACAGACGGACACGGACATTGCTTTGGCTGTGGACATTACTATCCCAACTATGAACACAAAGAGGAAACGAAATTGGAAACGCAATTAATTAAAGGTGAACACAAACCTTTAAACAAAAGACATATAAATTTAGAAACAGTTACCAAGTTTAATTATCAAACTGGTAAATATAATAACAAGACAGTTCAAATTGCAAACTACTATGACAAACATAATAAATTAGTTGCACAGAAACTACGTTATCCAGACAAATCGTTTCAATGGTTAGGTGATAGCAAACAAGCTTTGTTATTCGGACAAAACTTATGGCGTGACACAAATAAAAAAATAGTAATTTTAGAAGGCGAAATAGATGCGCTTTCATTGTCTCAAGTCCAAGGTAATAAGTGGGCTTGTGTTTCAGTTAAGACTGGAAGCCAAGGCGCAAAGAAAGATTTACAACAACAAATTGAGTGGCTTGAAAAAGCTGAAGAGATTGTGTTGATGTTTGATAACGATGAGCCTGGAAAACTTGCAGCTCAAGAATGTTCTAAATTATTTACACCTGGAAAATGTAAGATAGCTACTCTTCCACGAAAAGATGCCAATGAAATGTTGGTCCAGGGGGAAACTGCAAAACTTATTGATTGTATGTGGAGTGCAAAAACATACAGACCAGATGGAATAATATCTGGAACAGAAATTTTTGAATTGTTATCTAAAGAAGATAAGACAGAAACAATTCCTTATCCTTTTAATTGTCTAAACAAAAAAACTTTAGGCATGAGAAGAGGTGAACTAATCACTGTAACTAGTGGAACTGGACAAGGCAAATCTCAGTTGTGCAGACAAATTGCTCATCATTTAATTAAGCAAGGTGAGTGTGTTGGTTACATTGCATTAGAAGAAAGTATCAAGCGAACAGCATTAGGAATAATGGGTATTGATTTAAAGAAACCATTACACTTATCAAAAGAAGGAGTAAGCAAAGATGAATTTAAAAATAGTTTTACTTCAACAGTTGGCAGTGGGTTACTTTATTTGTTTGACCATTTTGGTAGCACGGAATCTGAAAACTTATTATCGAAAATTAGATACCTTGCTAAAGGACTTGGTGTTCGTTGGGTTATTCTTGACCACTTATCAATTGTTATTAGTGGACTAGAAAGTTATGACGAAAGAAAATTAATTGATGTTACAATGACTAAGTTAAGAAGTTTAGTTGAAGCAACTGGCATTGGTTTAATTTTAGTTAGTCATTTAAGAAGACCAGAAGGTAACAAAGGTTACGAAGACGGAATACAAACATCATTAAATTCTTTGCGTGGCTCACACGCCATAAGTCAATTATCAGACAGCGTCATTGCCTTGGAACGCAATCAAAACGATGATGAAAATAAAAACTATACAACAGTACGTGTGTTGAAGAACAGACATACTGGTGACACTGGCAAATGTGGAATGTTATTTTTTGATAACGACACAGCTTGTTTAGTTGAAGTTAAGGAAGGACATGACAAGGATTTTTAAAACAAAAATAAATTGGAACATAACCAGTGAGGTTAATGACGCTATTGAAATTTGTAGAAAAAATCCAGACAAAATGGCAACGATACAAGTACCAAACACAATGGTTCGACTTGCTGCTGAAATGATGTTGAATGAATTATCAATGTACGATGAAGCTGCGTGTCGAGTTAATGTAGAACAGGCAACGGTACATTAGATGAAGCTACCTATAATTACGAAAAAAATATTGGACGCACCTTTTGTACACGTACATTGGATGGACATAAATTCCAACAGCGCTTGGTTAACTTTAAAAGAAGCCAAGGCAAGTAAAGTTACAATTTGTATTACGACTGGTTGGTTAATTAGAGCCGACAAAGACGTACACATAATTGTTGGTGACGTAAATTTTAATGATGACGGAAGTTTAGGTGATGTTGGTAACGTAACCACTATGCCTTCAGTCAACGTTATAAAAGTAAGGAAAATAAAAATATGAGTAAATACTGTTTTGACATAGAAACAGATAACTTATTAGAAGATTGTACCAAGGTTCATTGCATTGTTTTAAAAGACATAGACACTAAAGAAGTTTTAACTTTATCAAATGATAAAGCTATAGACAAACTAAGTAATGCAGAACTTATTGTAGGACATAATATAATTAAGTTTGATATTCCTGTGTTAGAGAAACTGTTTAATTTTAAAACAGAAGCTAAAGTGTTTGACACTTTGGTAGCTACTCGTTTGATTTGGTCTGACTTAATGGAGTCGGATATGAAGCGTGTGCATACAAAAGATTTCCCAAGAAAATTAGTCAACAAGCATAGCCTTAAAGCGTGGGGTGTTAGACTAGGGAATTACAAACAAGAATTTGAAACTGATTGGCAAGAGTTTACAGATGAAATGTTAGAGTATTGTGTTCAAGATGTTGAAGTAACATATACTTTATATTCTAAAATATTAGAACATAATTATTCTAAACAAGCATTAGATTTAGAACACTCAGTTGCTAAATTAATTTCAAAGCAAGAAAGATATGGAGTTTTATTTGATAAAGATAAAGCTACTAAACTATATGCGAATTTGTCTGAACAAAGAGACAAGATTAAAAAAGAAATGGAAGAAACTTTTAAACCTAAAGTTATTAAAAGAGTTTCTGAAAAAACTGGTAAACCATTAAAAGATAAAGTTGTTGAGTTTAATCCTTCTAGCAGAATGCATATCGCAGAAAGATTAACTGAAAAATATAATTGGAAACCAAAAGACTTTACACCAGATGGTAAACCAAAAGTAGATGATACTGTTTTAAATAATTTAGAATACCCAGAAGCAAAACTGTTAGCTAAATATTTTTTATTAGAAAAAAGAATAGGTATGTTAGCAGAAGGTAATCAAGCTTATTTAAAATTAGAACGTCAAGGAAGATTACACGGTACGGTAAATACAAACAATGCTGTAACTGGCAGAGCAACAGCTATGAACCCTAATCTACAACAAGTACCGTCTGTCAGTGTACCTTATGGAAAAGAATTTAGACAACTATTTACTGTTCCAGAAGGTAAAGTATTAATAGGAATAGATGTAAGTGGACTAGAGTTACGTTTACTTGGACACTACATTGCAAAATTTGATGGTGGTGAATACGCTGACATCGTTGTTAATGGTGACATACATACTACTAATCAACACAACGCAGGTTTAGAAACTAGAGACCAAAGTAAAAGATTTTTATACGCATGGCTTTACGGAGCAGGCGTTTCAAAAATTGCTGAAGTAACTGGCAAGTCAAATAAAGAAGCGGCAAAAGTAAAGAAGCGTTTCTTAGATAGACTACCTGCATTAAATAAACTTATCAAACAAGTACAACTTTCTGCTGAACGTGGTTACTTAGTCGGTCTTGATAAAAGAAAGATTAAAGTAAGAAATACTTTCAGCGCATTAAATACTTTGTTGCAAGGAGCAGGAGCTGCCGTTTGTAAACAATGGTTAGTTGAGTTTGACAACGCTGTTAAAGATATGTCTGGCGTTCAACAATTGTTATGGGTTCATGACGAAATACAAGTTGAATGTGATAAAGACAAAGCCAAACAAATAGGAGAGTTAGCTGTCGAATGTATTAAACGCACTGGCGAACACTTCCAATTAAGAGTGCCATTAACAGGCGAATACAAAATAGGAAACAATTGGAGTGAAACACACTAATGAAAAATAATAAGTTCGACATTGATTTAAAATATGGACAAGAACGAGAACAAAAAATTGTATCGTTGTTGGACCAGGATAAAAATAAAATAGAAGTTAAAACAGAAAGAGACTGGTGGGCAAAGACCGGTAACATTGCAATTGAAATTGAATGTTGGGGTAAGCCTTCTGGTTTATCTGTAACTCAAGCTGACTACTGGGTTCACATTTTAGCTTTAGGCACAGATGATTTTTGTAAATTAATATTTGAAGTTCCTAAACTAAAAAAGATAACAGAAAAGTTTAAGAAAAATTACAGAATGATTGGCGACCACAATGCAAGTAAATGTATTTTAATTCCTTTAAAAGAATTATTCCAATCAAAAAATTTAACATAACCAATCCGTAGGAGGATATAATCTATGAAGAGAAGACTCTTAATTGATGGTGACATTATTGCGTATAAAGCTTCTACTATGGCAGAGCATAGTATCAAATGGGAAGACTCAACTATTTGGACTTTACACGCAGATGAGAACCATGGAAAATATCTCGCACTATCCGAGATAGAAGATTTAAAAGAAAATCTACAAGGTGATAGTATTACAATTGCACTAACTGATAATGTCAATTTTAGAAAAGACATTCTACCTAGCTATAAGGATAACCGTAAACAAAAACGTAAGCCTTTAATATTAGGGGCAATTAGAAAATGGTTGATTGAGAAATACGATGCAATCATTTATCCAAACTTAGAAGCTGATGACGTACTAGGTATATTAGCTACTGAGCCACAGAAAAAAGAAGAAAGAATAATCTGTTCACTTGATAAAGACCTAAGACAAATTCCAGGTAAACTTTCTCAAGACGGTAGAACAATTGTCAAAAGAAAT